CCATCCAGGCATACCCGGTCGTGGTCGAGTTCCCCGAGGCCATCCAGCCGTCGGGCGAGGAGCTGGCCGCCGAGGCCAAGGCCCGCAAGGATGCCGGGGCGATCTCGACACTCCAGGCTGTCCGCGACACCCGCCCGGGCTGGACGGCCCAGCAGGTGGAGGAGGAGGTGAACCGGATCGAGAGCGCCACCCAGGCCGTCGATCCGGTCACCCTCGGCGCGCAGACCGGCAATCAGTTCGGGCCGGGTGATGGCCTGTGACTCGGCGACGCCTCGGCGTGATCTCGTACCCCGCCTGCGAGCGCGAGCAGCCCCGCGGCTGGTGGTGCTCGCGGGTGCGCGGTCACGATGGCCCGTGCGCCCTGCGGCCCCGGTGGTGGAACTTCCGGGCGGCGTGGTGGCTCTGAGCCCCCGCATCCGCCAGACCCGCCACCTGCGGCGCTACGCCGAGGTGCGGGCTCAGGTGCGCCGAATGAATGAGCTGGCCCCCGTGGTCCGCGCCGAGCTGGAGCGCGCCGACGGCGGCACGCACTACGGCGACACCTCGGGCGGGTACGAGCGCTCGATGGCGTGGGATCGGCCGTACGACGAGGGACGCCCCGCCATCGGGTTCCGCGCGTAGTTGCGTGCTAAACCGGGATGGGTGTAGAGTCTCTACATACCTTCCGAAAGGGGCACACGATGACCGAGCAGAGCAACCTCAAGACCGAGGCCGAGTACCGCGCGATGGCGCAGCAGTGCCGCGACGAGCGGGCCGCGAGCTGGGAGCGCAGCGACACCGACGGATTCCTGAGCCAGTGGGAGGAGGCCCCGACCCCCGAGCCCGAGCCCACCACCCCGGCCAAGTCGTTCGAGGTCAAGGTGACCGGATTCGACAGCGCCAGCATGATCCCGGTGGGCGCGACCCTCACGGCCGCCGACTGGTACGTGCCGGACACCTACACCGAGGGCACCCGCTACGAGACCCGGCGCGACGCGCTCGCCGCCGCCATCGCCAAGTGGGAGAGCGTGGCCAGCTCGGTGGGCTATACCCGGTCGTTCCCGGTGACCATCGACCTGCGATGGAAATTCGACTTCCCCGAGGGCCAGGGCGGCCTCTCCACCGTCGCGCAGCGCTGGGTGTACCCGACGCTGGAGGACGCCCGGCGTGGGCTCCAGGTGACCGACTGGGTTGAGGCCAACCGCTGAGAGAACCGGAAGGGCCGGGGGTCTTGCCAAGCGCGAGGACCCCGGTATACCTTCCACACACCCGATACCCACCGAAAGGGGTAGCCACCATGACCACCACCATGCCTGCGCTGGCACACGTCGCCCTCCAGCCCGAGGGCGGCACGCCCGAAGAGTCCCGCATCCACGGCGAGGTAATCGCCCAGATCGCGCACGAGCACGCCGCGTACACCGACGCCCGCCTCCAGCTCGTGCAGGATCTCCGCGAGCTGGCCGAACGATCCAGCGCCCTCTCCGAGCTGTCGCCCGGCGTGCGCAAGGGGTTCTACCTGAAGACCGCCGACGTGTGCACCCGGGCGGCCGACATGCTCGTGGTGCGCCGGACGCTCGCGCAGTGGGTGACCGGCGGCGGCCATCTCGTCATGGGGCTGGTCGGCCCCGGGATCGCCTGCGAGTGCGAGATCGGCCACAACCACATGGACACCGAGAGCCCAGCCCGATGACCGCGACCTCGCTCGCCATCGGCGCTCTCGTCGCGCTCGTGATCCTCGGGGGCTATGCCTGGCTCGCGCCGAACGATGGGGGCGAGCAGTGAGCCCCGACCCCGGCGGCATCTGGACCGTCGTCCCCCTGCTCGGCCTGCTGCTGTTCGGGCTCGCGTGCGCCGTCACCGACCGGATGCGGCAGCGGCGAGCTGGCCGCCGGTAGGCTGGTCTCGTGATCTCGCCCAACCTCGGGGCCGACCTGGCCGAGCCGGTTGCGGACCTCTACCGCGACGCCGAGCTGCGAATGCTGGCCCGCATCGCGTGGCTGCTCAGCCAGGGCCTTGAGGCCGACGACTGGGAGGTGCAGCAGCTCGGCCGCCTCCAGCTCGTGCGGGCCGAGATCCTGGCCGAGCTGGCGCTGGTCGATCCAGCCGCCGCCGCCGCCATCCAGCAGCAGCTCGACCAGGCGTATGCCGCAGGAGCCGCCAGCGTGCTCCAGGACGCGCGAGGAGCGCTCGATGGGGTCAACACCCTAGGGACAGCACGAACGGCCGCCGTAGCGGCGCTGGCAGCCGACACGGCCAAGGGCCTGACCAGCGCCCAGCCCGGCATCCTCCGAATGGTCGATGACGTGTACCGCTCGGTCATCGCGGACGCCGCCGCCTCGGTGCTGACCGTCACGACGACGCGCCGGGATGCGGTGCAGGGCGCGCTCAACCGGTTCCTGGGTCACGGGCTCAACGCCATCCAGACCAAGCGGGGCACGATGGACCTTGGCACCTACGCCACGATGGCTGTGCGCACCGCCGTCGCCCGCTCGGCCGTCCAGGGCCACGCCGAGACTCAGCAGGGCTACGGCCTCCAGCTCGCCACCATCCACCCCGGCCCGAGGGCGTGCCGGATCTGCGACAAGTGGGCGCGCAAGGTGCTGAGCCTGGATGGCCGCACCGGCACGGTGGAGGTTGCCCGTGTCGGCGCGCCGGGCACCATCACCGTGCATATCGACGCGACCCTGGACGAGGCGCGAGCTGCGGGCTGGGGGCACCCCAACTGCCGGTGCAACCTGGCCACCTTCCTGCCGGGGTTCACCAAGCTGGACGAGATCGAGCGCCCGCCGTGGAACGAGGGCGAGTACCAGGCCCAGCAGCAGCAGCGCAGCAATGAGCGCCAGATCCGGGCGTGGAAAACGCGGCAGGCCATCGCCATCACCCCCGAGGCGCAGGCCGAGGCGCGCGAGCAGGTGAAGCGCTGGCAGGCGCAGCAGCGCGCCCACCTGGCCGAGCACCCGTACCTCAAGCGGCAGAGCAGCCGCGAGCAGATCACCGGCAACCTGTCGGGCAACCCATCTGGGGCTCGACCGTTGCGCCGGGTCTAGTCCACCGGCCGGGCGGGGCTTGGGGAGGCCGTCCGCCTTGGGGGGAGGCGAGAGCCGCCCGGCCGGTGCTGCACCTCTCGGTGCCGATGGCTCAGTGTAGCGCTGAACCGTCCCGCTGGCTAGAGCAAGGCCCCGGCGTCGTCGTCACGACTACCGGGGCCTCTGGCCACTGGGCGCGGCTACCGAGGGCACGATTACTCGGCTCCGCATTTCGAGACCCGCCGCATGGCGGCTGTGGCGTTGTGTGCAGTATAGCGCCTAACCGCTAGGCTGGTATCCGTCAGTCCACCACCAAACCGAGGAGCGACACATGACGGATGCGGCCACCACGACCGCCGCGGGCGATGCCGGTGCCGACGGCGCGCAGGCGCAGGCCCAGCAGCAGACCACCACGGGCGGCGTGCCCACCCCGGCGGATCTCGCCGCCCAGCAGCAGGCCCAGGCGCAGCAGCAGGCCGCGGCCCAGCAGGCCACCCAGCAGCAGCAGGCGAGCCAGCAGCAGGACACCAACCCCAACGCGCCCGACATGACCGGCTGGCCGCAGGCCGCCATCGACGCGTACAACGACCGCGACCGGCAGGCCCGGCAGTACCAGCGGGAGGCGGGCGACCGGCGTATCCAGGCCAAGAGCGCGACCGACACGGCCATGCGCGACGCGGCGCTGGCGTTCGCCAAGGCGGCCGGTCTGGAGATCCCCGGCACCGAGGCCCCGACGCTGGAGACCGTCACGCAGCAGCTCGGTGGCGTCACCACTGAGCGCGACGAGGCGCGCATGACGGCGGCCCTCACGAGCACCGCGTGGGAGCAGGGCGTGGACCGGGCCAAGCTGGGGTACCTCCAGTACCAGCTCAGCCAGGACGCGGCGTACAAGGCGCTTGACCCCACGGCGGCCGATTTCTCCGATAAGCTGAGCGCCATCGTGGCGAGTAAGCTCGCCGCAGATGCGACGCTCAAGGCGGCGGGTTCCGCTGGTGCGTCGGGGGTCGAGAGTCTTGGCGGGGCCAGCGGTAACTCGGCAATCACTCAGGAGCGGTTCAACGCCATGAGCGTGGCGGAGCGAACCGATCTGTACACCTCCGACCGTGCGACGTACGACCGGCTCGCAGCCGGGCAGTACCAGCGCGGCTAGAAGCTGAAAGAGGCTCAAAATGGCCACAGGCACCACCACCACCGCCAACCTCATCGTCCCCGACGTGTGGGCCGATGCCGTCGGCCCCACCATCCTGGGCAAGTCCGTCATGGTCGCCCTAGCCGACGTAGACGACCAGCTCGTGGGTCAGCCGGGCGACTCGGTGACGTTCCCGAAGTGGAACTACATCGGGGACGCCGACGACCTGACTGAGGCCGTCGCGATGGACACCACGCAGATGAGCATGACCGACTCCAAGGCCACCATCAAGGAGGCGGGCAAGGCGGTCGAGCTGTCCGACAACGCGACGCTGAACGCGCTGGGCAACCCCAACGCCCAGGCCCGCGTGCAGCTCGCGCTCGCCGTCGCACGCAAGATCGACAAGGATCTGCGCGCCGCGGCCGAGTACGAGCACGTCAACGGCGGCGCGGGCGACGAGGAGGCCAGCACGGCCCCGCTCAAGTTCACCACCGCGGGCAGGCTCTCGTGGAACGCGCTCACCCAGGCGTTCGCCCTCTGGGGTGACGAGTACGACCCGAGCGAGGTCGCGGGCATCGTCATCCACAGCGCGCAGAGCCAGCAGCTCATGAACGACCCCAACTTCATCGACTCGACCAAGTTCGGTCAGGGTGCGGTGCTGCTGCGGGGTCAGATCGGTTCCATCGGCACCATCCCGGTCATCGTCTCCGACCGTGCCACCACGGTGGCCGACGTGGACGCGGGCACCGCGGGCAACCAGGCCGGCGTCAAGGCCCTGCTGATCCGCAAGGGTGCGCTGGCGCTCAAGTACAAGCGCCGTCCGATCGTGGAGACCGACCGCGACATCCTCAAGCGCACCAACATCGTCACGACTAACGTCCACTACGCCACCAAGCGCGTGGACGACCGCGGCGTGATCGTGCTCACCACCAGCTCGGCGCTCGTCACCGAGTAACCCGCCCTGGGGGCCGCCGGACACCATGCCCGGCGGCCCCTTCGCACAACGACCCGAGGAGGTCAGCATGGGTATCGGTACGCTGCGGCGGTACCACAAGCCGGTGGAGCAGGAGGCGGCCCCCGAGGTCGAGCCCGGCCCCACCCCGACGCCCGAGGAGGCCGAGGCCGCGGCCCTGGCCAACGCGGCCAAGATCCAGGCCGAGCAGGAGGCGCAGGCGGCTGCCGCCAACGCGCACCCGAACGGTCAGGCGGACGGCACAGGCGTGGAGGGGCAGGCCGCCGAGTCGGTCAACCCCGCCATCCAGGAGCAGGGCGGCGAGGAGGCGGGCGACGAGCACGCGCAGATCCCCGTGGCCGAGCAGCCGAGCCCGACCCCCGGCGACGTGTCGGTGGTCACCGAGGGCGAAATCGTCGTGGGCGAGCCGGTGCACCTGGCCGACGAGGCCGCGGCCCAGGCGGCGGCCAACGAGCGCGCGGAGGCGGCCGGTGCGGCCGGTCTGAACCGCGGCAGCTCGACGGCGCTCTGGCAGGCGTTCGCCGCCGAGCGCATCAAGGGCGGCGAGTCCCTGCCGTTCAACCCGGCCGAGGCCAACCGCGACGCCATTGCGTCGTGGTACCTGGGCGAGAAGTAACCCCCTGGGGGCGGGCAGCGACACCTGCCCGCCCCCACCCCCAGCGAGAGGCCCGCAGCGATGACCCAGACCACCGTGTACGCCACCCCGGCCGAGCTGGCGAGCTGGATGGACCCGGACGCCGCCGAGCCCACGGTGCCGCCGCTGGCCACCGTGCTGCTGCGCTCGGCGTCGGCGCTGGTCACCCGCAACCTGTCGGCCGCCTACCGCACCGACCAGGCCACCGGCCTGCCCTCCGACCCCGAGCAGGCGGCGGCCATCAAGACCGCCACGCTCCAGATGGCCGAGGCGTGGAGCCTGCACGGCATCGACCCCCGCAAGGGTGCGGCCCAGACGCCGCGGCGGGTGGCATCCAAGAGCCTGAATGGCGCGAGCGTCAGCTACGTGGCCGACGGTCAGGCCGACACTGCACTGACGGCCCTGGCCGCCGGGGACACCCTCACCGATGAGGCGTGGTACACCCTGAGCGAGGCCGGGCTGATCGCCACCACCGTGGGGACCGTGGCGGGCGGTTACGTGCGCCCGCTGTACCGGATCAAGGATGAGATTGGCCAGTGAGATGACCGACGAGTTCATGGAGCTGTACGGCGAGTGGGGCCGCGATATCGACGGCAACCCGCTGCCGTGCACCGTCGAGCCCTGCCTGGGCAAGGGCGCGAGCGGACCCAAATACGGCGCGCCGGTCAGCCACCCCGGCCTGCCCCGCATGGGCCAGTCGCGCATCATCCGCGCCACCGACGGCACCGAGCGCAGCTCCCCGACGGCGCTGTACGCGCCCAAGAGCATCGCGGCTGATTTCCCCCTGCTCTCGCGCGTTTCGCTCGGCAGCGGGCCGCTGGTGACCGTTGAGGGCATCTCCGAGGGCGACATGGATGGCCTGTTCGCGTTCGTCCGGCTCGATCTGGTGTAGCTCGTGGCTGACTTCTGGGAGGGAGCCGGGGAGTTCACCGCTAAACTGCGCGAGTACCGCGAGAACGAGCGCAAGGGCGCAGCCCGCGGGCTCAGCCTCGCGGCGCTGCTCACCCTGCGCCGGTCGAACCGCAAGGTGCCGCACGAGGAGGGCGACCTGGAGCGCGACGGCGCGGCGAGCGTGGACGAGGAGAAGCTGCGCGCCGCGGTGAGCTACGGCCGCAGCGCCCACACCCGCGATTACGCCATCCCGCAGCACGAGCGGATGGACTACCACCACGATGCCGGGCGGTCGGCCAAGTTCCTGGAGCTGGCGATGGCCGAGACCGCGCGCGATGGCGGCGAGCTGATCGCTGGCGAGATCAGGAAAGAGACCGGAGCATGACGACCTACCCCGAGCCTGTCGGATTCGATGAGGAGCTGCTGCGCAGCCTGGCGGCGTTCATCGCGGCCGAGGTGCCGTACCTGAGCTGGTACGACGACGCGGCCGAGGGGGCCGACGCCGAGCACGTCTACGGGCCGAGCGAGTGGGGGATCTATACCCAGCTCTTTCCCGAGGGGCCGGAGCCCTCGCTGACCCTCTCGGCGTACGCGGTGAGCGATGACGCCAGCCTCTCGGATTCGGTCATCGGGGTGCAGGCGTCGCTGTGGCATCCCTCGCGCCTCCAGGTGGGCCGCGCGAAGGATGACCTGTTCAACCTGCTGCACGGCCGCCAGCGCACTATGCTGGGCACCGTCACGTTGGTGTCAGCGCTGCGCTCGTCGGGGACGAACGTAGGCCAGGACTCTACCGGGCGGCTGGGCCGCACCGAGAACTACTACCTCACCGTGCACAGGCCATCCGCTAACCGCCAGTGAAAGGCAGATCCATCATGGTCGATACCATCCCCGAGCGCATCCCCCTGGGGGCCTCCACCACCAACCGGAAGTGGTGGCTGGACGTGCAAGACCCCGCCGCCCCCGGCATCTTCGTCGGCGTGTTCGGCATTACCGAGTTCAAGCCCAAGCCGGGCGTCGCCACCACGCAGGACGATGGCGATTTCGACGGCGGCGGCTACAAGTCGTCCACCGTCACCGCGCTGGAGGGCGGTGCCGAGGGCAAGCTGGCCCGCAAGACCCTGGCCAGCGACCCGACGGCGTACGACCCGGGCCAGGAGATCCTGCGCCGTACGGCCCTCAAGATGGGGTCGAGCAACAGTCTCGTCTACCGCATGTACGAGATGGAGCCGGGCGGCCCCCGCGTCGAGGCGTACCAGGGCCGCGCCGCGGTCACCTGGGACAACGACGGCGGCAACCAGGAGGCGCTCGGCACGGTCTCGTTCGCGCTCGTCGGCCAGGGCAAGCTCTCCGAGATCCCCCACCCCGAGGGTGTCGCCGCCGTCCCGGTGGTCTCCAGCATCCTGCCGGTGGGTGCCGCGGCGGGCGACACGGTCGTGATCGAGGGTGCCCACTTCGATGGGCTCAGCCAGTCGGCCAGCACGGTCAAGTTCGACGGCACCAACGCCACCAGCGTTAAGGTGCTGTCGAACACCGCCATCCTCGCGGTGGTGCCCGCTGGCTCGGCCGGACTCGTCCCGGTCACCGTCAGCGGCGCGGACCCGGTGCTGTACCAGCGCGGCGCGTAGTTCACCGCTACACTGAGGGGGTCGCTCCATCCGGGGCGGCCCCCTCCCGCATGGAAAGGCACCACCACCGTGGCAGACGACTCACTGGATGATCTGTTCAGCTCGCTCGATGATGACGCATTCGAGACATGGCCGATCAAGAGCACCGCGCACCCCGAGGGCAAGCGGTACCGCGTGCCCGCCCCGGCCGCGCTCGACGGCCTGCGCCTCTCGGCAATCGGTGAGATCACCACCAAGCTGCACGCCAAGCTGGAGGTAACCGAGGCGGATATGCGCCGCCTGCGGCTGGACGACAAGGGCGAGCGCGACCTCATGGGCCAGACCCTCGGGGAGGATCTGGTGCAGCAGCTCATCGCAGACGGCGTGAGTTGGCCCAGCCTCCAGCGCCTCGCCCAGTACATGTTCCTGCACTGGGCGCTCGGCGCGGATGCGGCCCGCAAGGCGGCCGAGCGGGGCGCGCTCTCGGGAAAAGCGCAGGCCCCGACCAATCGGGAGGGGCGGCGGCAGCAGAGCCAGCAGCAGAGCCGCAACCGAAACCGGAGGCGAACCCACTAGGCCCGACCGGCCTACGCCGATTCGAGGGCGCGGCCCTGACCCCCGAGGAGGGCGGGCCGCTCCCGGCGTTCGTTGACGGCATCCCGACCTGGCGCACGATGCTGGCGCACTGGTCGTTTATCGAGGCAGACCTACACGAGGTGTTCGGGATCGACGTGGGCGACCGAGAGCTAATGGCCCGGCGCACCTGGCCTTGGCTGCGCAATCGGGCCTATGCGCTACTATCGACCGAGAGCAGGTTGCAGCGGGTTCTGCGCCCTATCGAGATGCCGAAACTGCCGGGCAGCGCCGGGCAGTAGACCCCCGAGGAGACCACCCGCCATGTCGCTCGATCTCGGAACGCTCACCGGGTTCCTGGAGCTGGACGACAAGAAGGTCGATTCCGTCATCGACAAGCTGCCCGGCAAGCTCAAGGGCAGCAGCGTGGCGATGGGCCTGGCCGCCGGTCTCGTCGCTACCGGCGTCGGCGCGGCGCTCGGCACCGGCATCGAGCAGGGCCTGGAGCTGGACGACGCCCGGCACAAGCTGACCGCCCAGCTCGGCCTCACCCAGGAGGAGAGCGCCCGCATCGGCTCGGTGGCGGGCAAGCTGTACAGCCAGAACTACGGCGACAGCATTGAGGACGTGAACACCGCGGTGCAGAACGTTGTCAGCGGCATTGACGGCATGCGCAGCGCCACCTCGGATGCGCTCGACAAGATGACCGCAAAGGCGCTCAACTTCGCCTCGGCGTTCGAGATCGACACCGGCCGCAGCACCCAGATCGTGGGCCAGCTCATCAAGACCGGGCTGGTGAAGGATGCGAACGAGGGGTTCGACCTGCTCACCGCGGCCATGCAGCGCGTCCCGGCGAGCGTCCGGGAGGACATTCTGGACGCGGCCGACGAGTACGGGCCGTTCTTCCAGCAGCTCGGCCTGACCGGCAGCGACGCGATGGGCCTGCTCGTGCAGGGTGCCCAGAAGGGCATGTACGGCATCGACAAAGCGGGTGACGCGGTGAAGGAATTCACCATCCGCGCCACCGACATGAGCACCGCCACTGGGGCCGCGTACAAGACCCTGGGGCTCGATCAGGCCGACATGACTCGCCGCCTGCTCGCGGGCGGCGACACCGCGGCCGAGGCGTTCGGCACCATCGTGGAAGGGCTGCGGCAGATCCAAGATCCGGCCGCGCAGAGCCAGGCCGCGCTCGCTCTGTTCGGCACCCCGCTGGAGGATCTCGGCA